GCTGCTTATCCATATAGTCTTTGGCTAGTTGAAGCATTTCTGCACGAATTTCGAATGGATTTTTATTACTCATTTTGTCACCTTTGCCATAGCTTCACCAATTGCATTAGCAAAATCTGTAGTTGATTTCGCAGCGAGTTTAGTGAATTCAGTTTGAGATTTAATAAAATCGTTGAGAGGCTTACTCATTGCCTCATCTTTAAACCAAGTATCTACAAAGGTTTTCTTTGCGTTTTGGATCGTGTCGATAAACATGTTTGTCATATAATCGTTATTCATTTTAGTTCTCCTAATATGTGTGTGTGATTGGTGGAGGGCATTTCACCCTCCTAGTTTTATTTATCCTTTAAGAAGTTGCTTAGACCCGTTTCCTATTTCAATCTTACGAGGCTTCTTTTCTTCAGGAATTACGTTCTCAAGTTCGATAGTAAGAATACCATCTTTGAGATCTGCAGCTCTTACAACAATAGTATTTGCTAGTGTAAAAGTTCTTTGGAAAGATCGTGCTGAGATACCTTTGTGAATATATTCATGAGTATCTTCTTCTTTTTTGTTGCCCTTTACAGTCAATAGACCATCTTTAATTTGAATATCTAGATCATCATCTTTGAAACCGGCAATTGCAATTTGCAACTCATACCAGTTTTCTTCTGTCTTAATGATGTTGTAAGGGGGATAATTTGTTTGCGATGGCTTTACGGTGCCTGCAAGTGCTTTGTTTATCATTTTATCAAAACCGATAAACATTGGGTCGTTTAAATAATCAGTGTTGATTCTACGAGTGTGGCTAGTCATATTGCTATCTCCTTAAGTTAAGCAAGATTTATGTGTGATGGTTATCTAACCCATCGGTTATAATGTGTAGGAACCCGAAGCATTCCTACACATTTATTTATACAACTTATTTAGTTCCGGTACTTCCAAATCCACCATCACGGGCAGTTTTTTGTACTGGTTTTTCTGTGGTTTCTTCAATTTTAATTCGAAGAGTTTTCTCAACTAAGCACTGAGCAATACGCTCGCCGTGTTCAATTGTTGCCATGCTATCAGAAACATTTTCTAGCATTAAGAATGTTTCTTCAACATAATCTGAATCAATTATACCAACTCCGTTTGCCATTACCAACCCTTTTTTAAGCGCTTGGCTGGAACGAATATACATTTTCATTACATGCTTTTCAGGAATATCAAAGATAAGTCCTGTTGGTACAAGTACTCGAATGCCGGGAGGTAGTTGAAATGCATCTTGTGCTCCACCTACACCCTTTACAACAATCATCATTTCTTTGTTGAAAGCGTTAAATGATCGTAAACGTTGACCATTGCTAATACATACTTTAATATCGAAACAGGCTGAACCGTCTGTTGCGTATTCGGGAATTGATGCCCGATCATTCACTTTAAATACATTCATAATCACTTCTTCCCAATGTTATATTTTGCTTCAAGAGTCCAATTAGATTTTTCTTTATGAGATAAAATCTTAATTTGATTTAGAGGAGCTACAGGTTCTTCAGAGGCTCCAGGATGTGTTACAGTAACCAGTTCCCATTCGTCTAAAAGATTAACGATTGTATTTCGTCTAGACATATCTTCTTCTGTAAACGTGTTTTTCTTTCCGTCGAGTATAAACAATTCTTTGAAATGGAGAATTGCGTATCTTCCCTGCTTATGGAGAATATGGCAAGTTTGATATAACTTCTTTTCTTTTCTTGAAGAAATGCCAATTCTAGTAAGTGTTTCTTTAACTTTTAAGAAACTATCTGGAGAGGGAAGCGAAACTTCTATACCGACACCTTTAAAAATGTCTTCATTTTGCATAACGACAGCACCTTATTTTATTGTTTATTGTTATCACGATGCTCACCATGACCATCAGATATATTTATTTTATTTCGAAACTCCGCCTGTCATGAGCTTCTCGTGAATAACAATAAGATCTTCTTTTGATAACGCTTTAAGATATAGTTTTGCAACGGTGCGATTGCAAGAATATACTTGTTGGATAGCATCAAGATCAACACTTTTGTCGGCTTTTGGCCATTTAGAAAAACGTTTCCGTTTACGTAGAGCACGCAGATAGTAATCAAATTGCGCACGTGGAAATAGTCCATGCCGTTCGTTTCGTTCATTAGCATGCAGAATGGTATCTTCAAAGTTG